CGCAGCAGGTGGTGCGGCAGGTGGTGCACAAGCACCAACTGGTAAAGCACCACCAGGTGGTAAGTTTACGAGTCCAGAAGAATTCGTCAACACTATGATGCCATGGGCTGAGTATGCATCAAAGGCATTAGGTGGTACACCTGCTCTTGGTATTTTGGGACAATGGGCTGGAGAGTCTGGTCAGGGTAAGAGCCTTCCAGCAGGTTTCAACTACGCTGGAATCAAGGCAGGCACCAAATATAAAAAGGGTGATTTTGTTCTTACGGAAGAAAAATATACGGCGAAACAACTCGAACATGCTCAAAAAAGCGGAGAATCATTAGCAGGAATTGTGGGTCAAAATGATAAGATAAAAAAGAAAGGCAGAGAGGTTACTATTGATGAGTGGTTTGGAAAGGGCTCATGGCAAAAAGCAAAAGACGAGGGCAAGCAATGGGTGCAAGTAAAATCGTACTTTGCTGAATTTTCAGACCTAAAGGATTTTACTGATAGTTATGTTGGATTTTTAAAAGGTCCAAGATACAAAGATGCTATCGCAGCACAAACGCCAGAAGATTTTGGGTACAAAGTCGCTGCTGCTGGTTATGCAACCGCAAGTCCAGATAAGTATGCGCAAAAGGTTGGCAGTTTTGCCAAGAGTTTCCAAGGAACAACTGGAAAAGCCGCAGACGGTGCTATGTATGCTGCAGCAGGTGGTGTTGCTTCTGGTCCGCAATCTGGATATCCCGCAACTCTACACGGCACTGAAGCCATTGTTCCACTTGATGGTCAATCATATCAATCTAAACAAGCAGTGACTGCAGTGAGTAAGGCAGTTTCTGGTGATCAACTATCACAACAAAGTGCAGATAATTCGATGGCATCAACTGGTCCAAGTGTTGTGCCAGTACCAATTCCAGGCGGTGGTGGTGGTGGCGACAAACAAGCAGCACCACCACAAAAATCAGATAACTCTGTAAAAGCAGATGTTCGTTTTGCTGATGATACATTCAATCGTGCAATATCAAAAGACTTTGCGCACCCAACAGCATTTACTTCAGTTGGGTTTGCCTGAAAAAAAGGGGGACTGTTTCCAGTCCCCCCAAACTTCAACTTAAACGCACTCCGTGCTTATTGAAGAAGTTTATTACTCAGCAGCAAGTTTCTCGAAGAATGCCATATCGTCATCATCGACGGTGACATTTTCTGCAGTAACTTTCTTGGCAGGAGCAGAGCGAATGACAGGAGCCGATGCTTCCTCATCATCAACACGCTTTGCGGTTGCGCCAGCAGCACCACCAGCACCAAGAACCTTATCCAACTTCGCCTTGAGTTCATCATAGGACTTGAAGTTATCAGGCTTCAAGAAATCCTTGAGTGAATGTGCCGACTTCCAGACCTTTTCGATCTGCGCGTCGTCGCCATTGAACAATGCAGCAGGAGATTCAAACTCCGACTTGTCATAGTTGCGATAGCCTTCGACATTACGAATCTTGATCTTGAAGTTTGCACCCTTCCAGAAGTCAAACGGATTCATTGGAGTCTCATCAGCAAACTGCGGCTCGAGTTGCTCCTTGATCTTGTCGAAAATCTTCTTTCCGAACTTGAACAAGAACACCTTACCTTCATTTTGCGGACGCTTTGCGTCAGAGATCACAAGAATGTTTGCAATGTAGGTCAACTTGCGCTTCTGCTTACGAGCAATTTCCTTATTTGCTTCGATACCTGAGTTCCACAGAACAGTGTTGTGCTCAGAAACAGGGTCAGTTTTGCCAAGAGTTGTGAGAGAATTCTCAATGTACCAACCACCTGGACCTTGGAATCCGTGCGACCAGATTTGAACCCAAGGAAGACCATCTTCACCGTCGACTGCTGGAGTATCGAGGAATCGGACAACTGCGTATCCGTTGCCAGCGGCATCGACCTCTGGTTGCCAAAAACGATCATCAACATTTTTGCCGCCAGTGTTACCTGCTGAAGATGCTTCAACTGCCTTCTTCAATTTGTCAAGGGACGAACCCTTCTTAAGACTTGATAGACTCATTTATATTCTCCGTATAGCGTTGTATTAATGTATATCGACTTGTCCACTTTTTCATCATCACAATACCATTATATAGTATTTCAGTCAGCAAGTAAAGTTTCTTTTGTCAAGATCTTGTACTTGTCGACATTCACATTCAAGAAAGAACCATATTTGCGAATCTTTCTTGACACTTTGGGATAGATGATATCATCTGAAATCTTCTTGTCCCAAATTCGAATAAAGTCGAAGATGTTATTGAGAATAACCATCGTCTCAATCGTCACTTCGTTTTGCATGAACAACACTAACAATTTTGGAAATTGCCCATCATCGACTTTAAATAATTCATTAAATGTTTCTTTTGTAGCAATCTTTTGCAGATCTTCTGCATAGATCTTGCTCATCGAATCCGTGGTTCGTTTCCATTCTCGATAAGTTTGCTCAGCCTCCTCTTCAAGAAGACTTTTGGTCCAATTATCGTCACTGTGTACAAAATTAGCAACCAGAAATGGAACCATCTCATCGTCCCGATACTTGCGCGCGAGACGATGGAATAGAAATTTGTCACGACGCTTTTGAAATGCATCTATTGATACTCTTGTTTTACCATCATAGTGAAAGAAGTTATATTGCTCAGAACTAAAATGCAGTTTGATGGCTTGATAGGTGCAATATAGATCGTATCCGTTCATAACGGAAGTCTACTACCTCGTGGCAAAAACCTTAACTCCATTGCTTCGCCTTCAATGATGCTCTTGAGAGATTCATTGATAAGTGTTGCAGCGATTTCAATCTCAAGATTGTTTCTTTCACAATATGTTGCGACTGCATCCATATGATCAATCTTTTCTTTCAAAGCCATCTCCATAATCATTATAGAGAAGTTATTCTTTTCTTCGCGACTTGCCATATTAGATCTCATATGCACTCAAGGAATTATTCAGTTGCTGAGTGACGCGAACAAATGTTGCACGCTTACTCAATTCCTTCAACTCACTTGCTCCAACATAAGTACATGCCGAACGCAGACCACCAAGAATATCCTGCAGTGTTCTACTCACCTCACCACGATATGGAATCTCAACTGTCTTGCCTTCACTGGCTCGATAGTTAGCCACACCACCATTATGTAAGTCCATGGCTGTTTCTGAACTCATACCATAGAATTGATTTCCGCCAATAGCAGAAGCACCGCCTTCTTTATGACCAGCCAGCATTCCACCAAGCATCACAAAATCGGCTCCCGCAGCAAATGCTTTCACAATGTCTCCAGGAACGGAACACCCTCCGTCCGCTATAATATGACCCTGAAGACCATGTGCTGCATCAGCACATTCAATAATTGCACTCAACTGCGGGTAGCCGATGCCTGTCATCTTCCGTGTTGTACAGACAGATCCAGGACCAATACCAACTTTCACGATGTCAACACCTGCGAGAATCAATTCCTCAGTCATCTCTGGTGTGACAACATTACCTGCCATCAATAAAACATTTGGATGATCTTCGCGGAACTGTTTGATAAAGTCCACGAAACTTTGCGTGTATCCATTCGCAACATCAATACAAACTTTGATATTCCAATTCTTAACAATATTTGATTCAACAACTTTATTGAATTTGTATAAGTCTGCATCTGAGATGCCCATCGAGTAGACGCTGCTGTTAAATTTTTGTATAAAGTGATCAATAAGATCTTCTTGAGAGTAATGCTTGGTCACCGCAACCATCATCTTGTGTTTGTTCAACTCAAGATCCATTGTGAATGTTCCAACACCATCCATATTCGCAGCAATAATTGGAACACCCTTCCAAGAATTTCCACTACGGAAAGTGAAAGTTCTCTCAAGATTTACTTGGCTTCGAGAAGACAGAGCAGATCGTTTGGGTGTAATCAGAACATCTTTAAAGTCTAACTTCACATCTTCAATAATTCGCATAATGCCTCAATGATAAAATATATGCTGACCAATTTTCTTGATAACTCTTTTTCTTTCAGCCCACTCTGGATCAACATAAGTTGCATGGAAATACTTTGCAGATCCAATTATACCATATTCGTGTTTAGAAATCAATATGTTTTCAGCAATCTTGACGGACTCGCGCCATGCGCCTTGATGCCGAATAGACTTCTTGCCTTCACACACCCAAGAGAATTGGCAGGTGTGTCTGTTCCTTTGGTGAACAACACCACAGACTGTCCGTGGGAACTGGCGACTCTTGACTCGATTCATGGTGACTTCGGCAACAGCAATCTTGCCAGCACGAGGCTCACCACCTGCTTCGAAATAAATGTTGCGAGCGAGGCATTCAACCTCTCGCATCACTGCTTGCTTTTTCTCGTAAGAAAGATTTAAAAACTCGACCTTATGATTAAGAGTTTCGAGTTCTGATACTAGAAGTTCATTTGCAATTTGCTGGGCTTCTAATTTGCTATTCATATGATCTACCATACTGTATGGTACAAAAATCATAAGAAATGTTAGCGCAAATAGTCCACCAAATTTACAGAACAAATTGTGATTGCGATCAAAATATTTTTCCACATTACAAAGTATATCTACTGCATTCATGTTAGTTGTCTCCATTATTGCAGTGAAAGAAAAGGGTGGTGGTTCGCACCACCACCCCAGACCTTTCTGTTACCGAGCGGTCAACTCTTTGTGCTCAATGTGCTTATTAGGCAGCGAGAGCCATAGGTGTAAATGAATCATCGTTTGCATTTACTAGTTTTGCTATATTATCGTCATTCGCCTGACGAGCGCATTTTGTCTATTACTCACCCTGTCGAAACCTGTCATCCCCTCAGAAAACACACCAAGACTTTTCAAGATGTGCTTTTGGTGGAGATGGGGGTATTGAAACCCCGTCCAAGATGCCTTTACCTAAATGTTTACGCTGTTATTATCCTTGTAAGAGTTGTGGCTTTGCTTGCTCATTCAATTGCTTCTTCTGTTCTTCAAGATGAGCCTTATACTGCTCATTTGTTAACTTGTGCAATCCAGTGCAAACGCCAGTCGGGCTTCGACCGCATCCACAACCATACTTCTTTGTTTCTGTTACTTCGTTCATGGTGTTATTTAGCGTTTTTCGATCATTCAACGATCTCGCCAATCCTCCTATATCCCTTTCGAGTTGGGTGCACACCATCTTTTGAAAGACTTGGGATTCGAACAATCCAATCACCATACATCTCTGCAATACTTTCTACATGCTCTTGGATTCTTACAATAGGGATTTCGCTAGCCTTTGAGTTCCCAGCAGGAAGAATCCAATATACCGTTTCTGCTTGTACTCTCTCACGCAGTTTAAACAGTTCTTTCTCAGTCTTGATATACTTGTGATCATTGCTACCAAGACTGATTACAACAACCTTACCATTAAAGGGTTGCGGGTATTTCTTATTAAATTGTGTGGTATTGATCCCGCTAGTAGCATAGGCAACACACTCTGGTCTTGCCATATGCGTTCCAACTGCAATACTATCACCAAGAATTAAACAATCAATCATGTGTAAACTACCTTATCAAGCCTTTTGCCAATAGGAATCAATATACTTCTGCAACTCTTGGCGATGGTGGATTAGTTCGTCGCCCTTCACAATCATAGTCTGGCAAAAGTTAGCAGAGTCTACGCCAATTAGAATGACAATCTGGTCAATGTTGAGACCAGTCATCTCATTAAACATCGTGGCATAGGCTGCACCCTGCATGAAGTATCCGCCAATGTTCTCCTTTTTCTTGAGACGATTGGAAGTCTTGAAGTCGATGACTGACAGCACACCCTTGTACTCAGCGATACAGTCTACGGTGCCAGCAAGTTTAAGTTCGTGGGAGAACAGACGGTCTTCGAGGCAATGAATGTTATTGACTTTTTCGTTCAACTCTTGCTTCATGCGTACAAAGAGTGACTTAACATTCGGCATCATTTCGACAGAAGAAACATCCTCATTGTTCAGATGCATTTCGAGCACTTTGTGAACACTAGTCCCACGAGTCGTAGCCTTGCGAGAGATCTCGTTGGCTTTCTCATCACCGACTCTCTTACGCCACTCTAGAATTCCTTCCTTGCCATGATCGGCAATCACCGTAGTCACAGACGGATACTTCTCTCCGTTGGGTGCGACATAGAGTCGTTTCCCGTCAGTATTCTCTTGCAAGAGTTGCGGGAAGTCATGACGAATATGATTAAACATAACAAGAATTCTCAATCAAACCAGACATAGTCATTATACCGTATTACGAAGCAAAAGTCAAGTGTTTTCTTGATCATATTTGTCAACAGCAATCAGGAAGTCCTTTACAAGACTTGAACGCACGATATCGTCAGTTGTAAACTCTACGCTGGTGAACGATGGCATAGTCTTGGCAATTTGATGGAACTTCCAAAGCCCAGACTTGTCGCCTTGCTTGCGATACAAATCAGTCTGTCTATAATCACCACAGAAGATAATCTTAGAACGATAGCCCACACGAGTCATGATAGTCGACAATTCTTCCCAGTTCATGTTCTGGCATTCGTCAACAATAATAATCGAATCGTCAAAACTCATACCACGAATGAAAGAAGTCGAGATGAATTCAATCTTCCCTGCGTCCTTTAGACCTTCGTAGGCATCACGGCGATTGAACAGCGTATGATAGATCTGCATGTACGGCTGTTCATACAGACTCATCTTTTCTTCTAGACTGCCTGGAGTAAAGCCAACATCCCGAGACTGAACAGCAGACCGTACGATAACAACACGCTTGAAAGAAGAATTTTTGTCGTAAACCTCTTGCATTGCTTTATAGCACGCAATGAAAGACTTACCAGTGCCTGCAGAACCAGTAAGCATGATAAAATAATCACCGCGTC